AAAGGGCACCAACCTTTCTCTATAAGTTTATTTAGTAGTTCTTCGAGCATTTTAATAATTAAATTATAAAACAATTTTAACTATATTTTTAGGACATTCTATATGTCAATAATGAATTCTTTTATGACATTTTGTACAAGCCCAGACTATCTCATTTCGTTTATTGTAGTCTGGATGATGTGCCTCTACTTTTGTTTCTTCTCAACATATGGGACATATTTTTGGTCTAATTCATAATTTTAATACAGCTCTTTTTATTTTATTCATCATAGCATTATAAGTAACTTCTACTCAATTTATATTTATCAAATGAGAATTATTATATTCTTTTGTATATCTATTTATTTTTTCCCTATTGTCTTTATAATATTTTTTACGATATTCTTTCACATTATGTTTTTTACGAAATATTTCCTTATTCTTTAGTATCTTTTCTCTATTGTTTTTTGCATATATTTTTTGTCTTTCTCTTACACATTTTTTACAGTCACCTTGTAGTCCCATATATCACAAATGGTTTTTATCAAAAAATTCATTTGTAGCCTCCTTAAACTCTCAACACTTATTACATTTTATATATAAGACACCATCTTTTTCTACGGTCTCTCTTTTTTTCATCTCTATATCTTATTATCTAAAAGTTTTAACTTCTCATTTTCTTTCTGCAACTTTCTTATCAATTCGTATTGTGTTTCATTGCTTTCTCTCAATTCTTTATTCTCTTTCTTTAACAATTCTATCTCTCTTATCCATTGCCTTATTACAGCTTTTTCTGTTTTAACATACATTTCTATATACTATAAAATAAAAACTATCACAAAAACCACATCAACAATATAAAAGCTATCAGTGTTAATGGACTGTTAATTAACCACATAATTAACAATACTATTACTATTATCGCTAATATAACTCAACCTATCTCTTTTAATGTTTCCATTTTAATAATATTCTCAAATAAAATAGTCTATCTCTGTGTATATTCAATTCACTGTCTCATCTATACACATATCCTTATACTCTCAATAGTTCAAACAACTATATAACTGAATTACTAATTGTAATAAACTTATTAACATCTTTGTTAGTTAATAGATAAAAACTTGTAAACGTTATTTACCCAAGCTCAACTCTCATGACCTACATAACTACGACTTATACAATATACATCTCAATTACATTTAGCATATCATAGCGATATTGTGTTAGCAAGGCTTTCAAAAAAGTCCTCTACTGTTTCAAAATTGTATAGCCAACATCATGGTATTTTGCTCTCTTGTTTGTCAAACCATTCTGAAACGCTACCATCATCATATTTTCTAGCTTTTACTCATCACCAATTATTACTACCTTTACAGTCTTCTGTAGGGGCTCGAGCAGTACCCAATTTACTTTCAGCATACATTATTCATAATAATAATTTGTAGTCTACTCATCTTTCATTAGCTATTTTCTTTAAGCTATCTAACATTCTATAATTATTACACATTGGACTACTTGGAGATAGTTCACATATAGTTTTCATTACATCATCTCATGTCCCTTTGTAATATTCATTTCGTAGTTTAGCAATTTGTGTTCTATTTTCTTCTGCTGAATTGTGTAATTGTGTTTGTTGCTTTTCTAATTCATTTCGTTGTTTAGTATAGTCTTCATTAAGAATATATAAATTGTTAATTTCTTCTAATAGTCATGATAACCTTTTCTGTTCTTGTTGTTCTTGTATTCTACTTTCAACTTTAGGTGCAAAACAAATAAATAAAATAACTGCGATCAGTATACCAATAATAATTACATAAATTTTGTTTGTTAATTTCATCTTGCTTTTTGTTAAGGAATAAATATTTTATTCCTACCTTTATAGGTAGGAAAGAGCTTTAACTTGGTGGTTTGGCTCTTTTTCTTTTTATCTAACTTTCACTATGTTTGTTATGTATAAAAACTTTTTATTGTTTTCTTTTAGATATAACTCTAATTTATCATATGAAACCATAGTTCCTTTCGTTTCCAAATATCAAATTTTATTCGTGTATCTGTCTTGCAAGTAAATTCTATGTCATATAATTTTACCATTTCTTATTTTATTTTTCATAACGATAGTACCTACATATTAAACAATTAGCTACTTACGGTAGCTACTCGCCATCTAAAAGGGCTTGGTTCACAAGTTTATCCTAGAAGATAGATACAAGGAATGAAAAGGGGTATCTCCCAAAAACGACCTTGTAGCCAGTTTTACAACATAGGCGGTTGTGCTTGTCTGTGGAAATAACCTTTGAATAGGCGATATTCTTTTTTTTGGTTATACGGCACCCCATAAATACTCAAATTAGTCTGAATACTTATGGGGTGTCCCACAGCAAGTGGGACAGGTTGAGTGTGGTAACTTAGTGTCGCAACTTTTCGCATTTCGTCCTTTTACCCCCATAGAATTGAGTTTGGCGACCCGATACGACTAGTATCTTCGTCTTTGTATAGACCTAGCAACCTGTGGAAAGACAGTTTAACGACTTATCTAGGTCGTAGTTCGTTAGGAATTAAAAGCAGTCTATTTGTTATTCATAAGCCTATTTAAGTAATTTATGTCTCCTAAACATATCGTTGATCTCTCTACTCTTTAATTGCATCTCTATTATTTCCTTCTCATCTACCTTTCATTTCTCTGCATATGCTATACATAATGCCTTCCATTCATTTAACTTAAGCTCTAACTTCTCTAAATTTTCTTTATCAAATTTCATTGTTTTAGGAATTATGAAATAAATGTTTTTATTTGCCTCATCTAATAATTTTTCGTAGAACTCTCTAATTGACTTACAAGCACCTCTCAAATTCTCATTATCTTCTCTTAATTGGTTATTATATACTTTTGCATATTCATGAGCCACTTTCACATAAGTACAACTTAATGGTCTACAGTCTACTTTTACCATAATTTAACTACTTATTATTTAAATAAACATACTTTTGCCGTTTCTAAATTAACTATAAACATCTTTGACTTCTCATTATCTCATCATACTGTGGAATATTTATTTACTCCTGCTAATTCTATTAAGAATGTTCATCTATCTTGTACATAGAATTGGTCATCCATATAGTAAACAATATAGTCAGCCTTACTTGCAAATACTCATGATGGTTTTCAGTCGTATTCGTATTCAATTGGTATACTACCATACTCTTTTGCTCTTGGACAACTCTTTATCTCGTATGTCTTACTAGTTCAGTCTTCATAGTCGACTTTTATATCCCAATATTTTCTTTCTCATACTGGTGGCTTATGAATACCTACTACTCATGGTTTCAATAACATTTTCATAAACTCATATTCATATTGCTCTCATGTTGCTAAGTCTATATCAAACATCTTTTGTTAATTAGTATTTAAAGTCTTCTTCTTGTTATAGAACTTATCATATTGCTTGATAAGCCGTTTTCATATTCTCTTATTTGCCACTATTAACATATCTCAACTATCACAGGAACTAATTGCTGCGAATTTATTATTAGATGCCATTCACTTGGCACTTTCAGCGACACATAAATAGGCTTGGTGTGTTATATTTTCTTCTTTTACTCTCCCAAATATATTCTTCTTACACAGATATATAGCATCATTAAACTTTGAGTGTTCTATCCAACATTTCATTGTTTTGTTAGTTATTGAATTAAAGTCATGCTTCTCTCATATTCTTATTCTCTGTTGCTATGTCTATCTTCCTTTGGCTCAACTGGTCTATGTTCAACTTATAGTGTTGTGCTATCTTCTTCCATAACAACTGGTCTCAATATTTCTTTAATGCATCTTTCTTTGCCTCTATCTCTATCTCTTTCTCTGTTCGTTTTATCTCTCATGCTTTCTTTTTCTTCTTCCAATATTCGTATCTCTCTATCTTGTATAGATCGTATTCAATTTCTATTTTTGCTGCTTCATAGTCTAACTTTTCAAACTCTGCTATTAACAATGGAATAAAGTCTTGTATCTCTTTCAGTGTTCATATATGCAATAAAGTTTGGCTCTGCTCTAATATCGTTTTATCCATCTGTATTAGTTTAATTAAAATAATAAGTCTGGTGTTATATCTTCTGGCTTAACATATAAGTCCATAACTTTACCATACAAGTCTTTTCATAAAGTAAAGTATTGTTCGATATATGCTTTTGCCTCTTGATAATTCTTAAACTCATCTTTCTTTTTCTCTATAAACCTTTGTAAGTCGTTCTCTGTAAACTTTGGTTTCTTAGTCTTTCATTTATCATCATAGAAACTTTGTGCATCATCATCTTCATCTGCGAGAATTGAGAAGATACTGGTTAAGTTATACCTACGTCAGTACGTCAAAACCTTTCAAAGCTGTTGTGGGTCAGAAATTCCTGTAATGATAAAGTCGCTACCAATAGTGTCTGTGCTTTCTAAGTCTGCTACTATTGTTCTAACTCCTCACTCTTTTAGGTTGTAGTTATATACAAGTAGTTTGTTCTCATCTAATAATGGTTGTAATTTACTCATTATCTCATCAAGTGTTATATACTTACTCTTGAAGAAAGGGTTTGTTCAGTCTTTCTTAACTGATAGTTTGCTTTGTACTTTACTAATTTTTTCATAAATACTCATTTTTCATTTTAGTTATTCATCTAAATAATTGTCTGAAAAGTTTTCATCTAACCGAGTTTTGTATAACTCTACCATTATGTTCTTTATTCGCATTGTATCTCTTAACTCCAAGTCTGATAGTTCGTTGTTTCTAATGAAGTCATCTATGGAATAATTTGGTTTGTAATCAAACTTTCTTTTATCTGTAAATATGTGATAACAAAACATTTTAATATCTTAGTATCTAAAACTCAAATTCTCAATAGTCTTTTTCGTTTCAGTTATAATAGTCTTCTTCATCAATTAACTGCTGTAAATATCATTCTGCGAATTTCTTACCTCTTATTATACAGTCTAATTCTCAATGGAAATAAACTTCGAATAGACCTTCATTTTCATCTACACAGTCTATTCGGTTTCATTCTTCTCTTGTAGGTCTTAAAATTTTTTTACCATCTGCTGTAACATAATGTAAAATTTGTCTGTCTGTAATATCTACTCCATCGTAGATAACTTTTCAGTTTGTAATTTTCATCATTTGTTGTTTATTTAGTAAATAAAAAGGGACTATAATAGTTTCATGAATGCTTCTCTAAGTCTTTTATCTCTTTCTTCCTTACTCTCATGTTTCTCCTCATGCCTTTGTTGTTTAGCTCTCATTTCTTTTCTAATTTCTTCTTTAAGTTCTTTTCTCTCCATATTTAATTGATGTTTAAATTCTTCAACTAACCTATTGTTATCTTTCATTTTCTTTTTCATTTCACTTTGTTTTTTAAGTAAGTGTTCCATATCATTTTGTAGTCAATTATATAACTCAACTACTCTTTCATAAGACATTCATGTTGTGTCAATTTTTTCAAACACCCAATGTTTCTTTCAGTCTTCTCATATTATTTTCATTTCTTATCTGTAATAGTATAAAAGGTTTCTTTCAATTCTTCACATGTCTTTGTCCCATATATCATCTTCTTGAATATCTGCTAAATGGTATCAAAGACTTTGCATATAGAATATCGTATGATATGTGTTTATGCTAGACACGATACACCAATTTTTTCATTCTATACACAATGTTCATCATTTATCTGATAAATATTGTTTTTCTTCATTAGACATCATCTCATTTATCTTTTAAAAATGTAAATTGGTTTCTTGATAAGTCTGCATTAAACATAAGATCTTCTCATCTTGGTCAGAATTTATTTTTTTCAATTCTTATTTTCATTTCTGACTTGTCTTTTTCTTTACTAAGTATGAATATTACATCACTACTTGCATAATATTCTCATCATCACTTTAACGGTGTTATATCGTTTATATCAAAGTTAATTTCCTTTGCTGTTGCATTACTTACTTGTGATAATGAGTAAATAACTTTCTTAGTCTTTATTGCTGTTTGTTGTATTCTCTTTGCTATCTCTGCACTTTGTTCATACAAGCTTCATCTTCATACTTGTATGTTCTGCACAAAGTCTATAAATACAATATCTGCACTTTCATTTTCTATACAATTCACAATATCATCTAATTTATACAGATCATCTCTTATCATTAAATTTTCGTATGGTTCTAGTTCACAATTCCAATTCATATATTCTCTGTAGTCTAAACCATACATTGCTTGTATTATTCATCTTAAACACTCATCTGCAACTACCTCTAAGTTTATAAATAATACACTCTTTCACATTGATAAGAAATAAGCTGCATGTGCATAAGCAAACTTAGACTTTCAAACATTACTAAATGCTCATATTGTGTATACCTTACTTGGTATTACTCAACTACACTTATTGTATAGCTCTGGTCGTGGTCAGTCAAAACCTAACTTACCATTAATTTTTAATAGTCTTCTTTTTCTTTCTAATTCTTCGAAGACTTTTAACATTTCTTTCCTCATTTTGTTTTATTTCTTTTTAAAATGAGGTTGCTTGTTATTCCTAATAAATGTTAAAACAGAATTTAAATAATTGCTTACATCTCATTTACCTTTGTGATACTCATACCAACTATCAAACACTTGTAATAATTCTCACTCAGCTATTCATCAATTAACAAGTTTATAATTATATATCTCTGCTTTTTCTTTTATTCGGTCAACAAACTTTTTAACCTCGCTCTCTTTTTTCTCTAACTTGTATCATCACTCAATAAGTTTCATTAAACACTTTAATAATACTTTATTCTCTAACCTATAATTATAGTCTTGTACTATCTCTTTTATATCATCGTAGCTCGCTATATATATTATATTATATATTGTATTTATATCTTCGGGTTTTTTCGTATAGGTATCCGAATTTTTTCCGATAGGTATACGAAATTTTTCCGATAGGGTTAAATACCTTTTGTTTCAGTCTTTTTTATCAATTTTTGAATATAAATATCATTTATCAACTAATTTATTTATTGCTTCACTTGCTGTATCAACTGAAACATTTAACTGATCTCATATATACTTATTACTAGCTCGACAATATCACTTTTCTGCACATAGACTACTAATAACTACATAAATAAGTTTTTGTGTTGCTGATAACTCATTATCGTATAATACTTTGTTTGGCATTACACCATATCACTTACTCAACACTTCCATTATACAATTTTAAAGAACTAAACATCAATTGTCTTCTCTATATTATTGTCTTCATGTCTTCATGTATCTCTTTATCATAGAGGCGACAATTGTCTTTTAGAAAACAAAAATAGACATTATATATAGAATAATAGCTCGGAAACATGAAGACATAAACAAATTAACTATTACCCTATATATAGTGCCTATTTTATCGCTCTATCTATAATATCCATTTTTTGTCTTCTTTGTATTTCCGAAACCCTATGAACAAATGATAAGGGCTTTTGGAATACTCTTGTATATTGAAAGACAAAAGAAAAAGCCCATTGATATTCCTATCAATGAGCTTTCCTATTTTATAAGTGTAGTATTTATAATTTAGGCGTGGAGGGGTTCGAACCCTCGACCTCATCCTTAAGAGGGGTCAAGTTATCTTATACCTTCCAACTCATTGAAAGTTATATCGTTTTCAAATGTTCAATGGAGAGTATATTCAAAAATTTTAATTTTTCAAGTGAAAATGATATATCAAAAAAAAAGTATGTAGGTAGTACCAACAAACTTAACCAACGAAATTACATTTTTAATTATTTTTAATAAAAAATTTCATTAACTTTTTGTTTCAAATTACTTTGCAATACATGACAATAATGTTCTGTTGTTTGTATATCACTATGTCCTAATAGTTCTTGTATCTCTCTTAAATTCATACCTGCTTCTAATAGTCTTGTAGCATAACTATGTCTTAAACAATGTGCTGTTATTCTTTTATCAAGTATTCATTGCTCGTTTATTTCATCACTATATTTTTTAATAATAGCACAATATGTTTCTTTTTTAATTACATTTCAATAGTCGTATCATGAATTATGGCTAATAAAAACATTGTTTGTCTGAATTTCTGTATATCATGTTCGTGGTATTGGTTGCTCTCTTTCATACATGTACTCTTTTAATAGTTCTTGACTGCTTTTTGTAAAGAATACCCATCTTGGTTTATTTCATTTTCCAATTATTCTTACTTCTCATTTCTCTATATCTTGTGTTTTTAAACTAAGTATTTCTGATATTCTTAGTCAACTTGTATATCATATATTTATAAACAATTGCGATCTCAATGAATTTATTTTATATTTTTCTCTTTCACCTATCCATTTAAAAAATATATCAAATTCATTTTGTGTTATTGCTTCAATATAATTACTTGTGTATTTTTTTGTTTCTATTTTTTTACTATCTATTCACACATCATAAATAATATTTAAAAATTTTAGAAAACTTTTAATTGCAATTATTTTTGTTTGAATTGTAGAGGGTGAAATAGTAGGTTGTTTCGTATAGTAAATTGAATTGTGAGGTGTTTTTGTTTTTTGTAGGACAGTTTTATAGCCTTCAATTTCTTTCATTGTTATTTCATTTTCTGATACGATACCAAGCCTATTTCTGTTTTTTATAAAATTTAAAAATTTTTCTATGTCTCATGTATAGTTTTGAATTGTGTTTGTAGAAAAGTTTTTGTTAATAAGTCGGTTTTTGTATTCTCGTAGAATTTCATTTGTTATTTTCATTGTTTTTTAATAAAAAATAAAAAAAGACCAATAGAATTATATCTTTTTTGGTCTTTTGTTTTTTTTAAGTTTTTATTTATTCTTCTTCATTGCTTTGGTCAATTATCTCTCGTTCTTCTTCATTGTTCGGATCATTATTCAATTCTCTTTCTAACACATTTTGTGCTTCTTCTAATGTTAAGTCGTGTCCTGCTAATACTCATTGATAATTAGCGACACAATAAGTCTTTTTTTCTTCCATCTTTCTTTTATTATAATTTAAAAGTTTTAATAATATTCAACGACAAGTTTTCTTCATGTCCTTTGGTTGAATATATGCTTTATTTCATCAAGTCTAATTCGTTTTATAACATATGTTTTTGTGTATCACCTTTTACCACTTCTCATTCTATATACTGTACTATCTATTCTAACAGGTAAAAAACGTGGATCATTTTTTATATATTGAATAGCTTTTCATTCAAGTAAAGATAATTGCCTTAATTCATAACATTTAATTAAGCTATCACTTGTATTATATACATGATCCAGTATCTCTTTTTTCTTTTGATCTGGTATTTTTATTTTTGCCATTTGTTATCATTTCAATTAAAAGTCTTTTTTATCTATTAATACAAGTTTTTTTCATGTCTTTTTTTCAACATATTCTTTTATGTCTTTTAGTCTAACATATCTAACACTATATGGTTTTCCTTGTGTTCATGCTTTATAGTGTTGTTTTGCTAGTCAATTTGCAAACTTTACAGGTATATAATTTTTACTATATTTAGGTGAATTTTTAATTGTTCTACCATCTTTTCATTCAAGTTCACATAGTTCGACAATTTTGTAGCTTTGTATTTCCATTAAAATAAATAGTAAAAAAGTAAAATTTAATGTTGTTTTTTATATATAATTTTGTATAATTCAAGTGTTTGTAATTTTTCATTTGTTACAAACAAGTAGATAAAAAGAGGCTAGCCGTAGCAATACGGCTATTTTCTTTTACTTTGAAAGTTCATCTAACTTTCTTTGTATATCTTTTAAATATGCTTTATAGTCAATACTTGTTTCTTTTTTCTCATACATTTCATAAATAATTCGTTCTAATAGTTTTGATAGATCCTGTATTTTTTCTTCCATTTTTAATAAATTAATAAGTTAAAAGTTTATTTTGCGTATTGTTGCATTGTTGCCAGTTTTTCCAAAATATACTCTTTTTCAATATAGTCGTTTTCTTCTATATAGTCGTATAGTTCGGCGATCATATCAAATATTGTTTCTTTGTCTTCTATCATTTCTTTTAATTGTTCAATTTGTTCTTTTTTCATCTTTATTTAATTTTAAAATATAAAAAAATTTCTCAATTTACTCAATTTTTTGAGTATAAATAACAAGGATAAGTAACTAAAGCTTTTAGTTTTTGCTTTTTGTTTTTGCAAAATACTTGCAAAACGTTGTCTTTTAATTGTTTAGTTTTCATCTTTTTTAAAATTATAATATAAAAATTTTAGTCTTTTTCATAAAACATTGCTGTTTCATGGTCTAATAATAAATAATAATATCAATTTCAACAACCTTTGTACTCCCTGTTATATCGCCCCTTGTCTTTTTGAACACTAATTGAATAGTCGTATTGTCAATGTGCTGTTATTCTTTCATATTCAACATTTCAATTTTCAATTCGTTTTTTTACTAATATTTCCAAATATTGTCTATCAAAACTTGTAATTTTTGTAGGTTCATAAATTGTATCATATAAGGGTTGAAAAGGTAGTTCTTTAATATTACAATATTTATATAGTCAAGTGTTTATTTCATCATCTATTGTGTAGTTTTCTATAATATAATTCATTGAGTTTAGTATCTCTGGTCGCATTTTGCTTTTTTCTAATATGCTTTTTACTTTTTTTGCATTTCTAATAATTTTTTTGTAGTTTTCTCTTTTTTCCATTGTTCCTTGTTTTTAAAATATAAAAAAAATTCTCAATTAATACCTTGTTTTTTGTCCCTTATGCTATCACGATATAGCTTCAAAGCAAATTTTGTCCAAAAAAAATTGTACTTTGTTCAAAAAAATGTACGTGTTTTTTTTCTTCTTCTGTACATTGTGCCAGAAATTCATAGCAGTCCACTTCCTGCAAAAATGTTCAATGTTTTGCCATAAATTTGTTGGCTTTTTCTTTTAATTGTTCAATTTGTTCTTTTTTCATCATTTTTAATAAATAAGTAGATAAAAAGTAGACTATATATAAAGTCTATATAGTATAATAAATATTATATAATAAGTATAATATAATAAGTATAATATCTATTATACTATATTGACTATATATAAGTCACTTATACAAAATATATTTTAATGATCATTCATCGTTGCAATATTATTATACTTATTTTATTTTAAATTGCAAATAAAAATGTACTTTTTTTATACTTTTTTTACATTTTGTATAAAATATAGTTATAAACTATTAAAAACAATGAAAAAAAATTGAAAAAATGATAAAAAAATAACAAAAAATACAAAAAAATAAAAATAATTTTGAAAATATCTTAAAATTTTAATTAAAAAAATATCTAAAAACACAAGTTACACAAGTATAACAAGTTATACAATTAATACATAAACATAACTATACAAAAAAAAGAAAAATAGATAAATTGAAAAATAAACAAAATAATAAAATTGGATGGATCGCAAAATACACAATTTTAATAAAATAATAAAATAAAAGAATTGAAAATAATAAAGATCACACAATACACTATTTTGATAAAATACATTCTATTATACATAAAATACTTATACATATATAATACTAGTCTATTATATATCATGATATAAACAATAAATAATTCATGAACATGAATTAAAATTATAACTTATAAATTTTATATAATAACTAAAAAGCAAAAAATAAAGAAATACTAGTCAATAACTATTATAATTCTACACAATTATAATATTATACATTGCACAATATACCTTGTGCAAACTATGGAATGTAGGTATTACCTATGTTTTTCAATTTTCAATTCAAAATATGCATAAAGTGTAGACAAACCTAGACAAAAAGAGCAAAGAAAAGCCAAAAAAAGAGAACCCCCACCCCCCAAAATGAGCAGGGGAGGGTAATATTTATATCTCTTACTCGCTATTTTTTGGGAAATATCACGTTATGAAAATACAACGTTTCTTTTAAAAAGCACTTGCAATTCGTTATGGAAATACTACAATTATAGGTGTGAAGTATTATTTTAATTTTTTATTAGATAGGGATGTTAGTTTTAGATGTTTATAGGACAATAAAAGAGTTGTTGGAGAGTGAAGGGAAGAATGGAGAGGACAGAGGGTTATTTAATAGGATGAGGAATAAGTGAGAGGTATATGAGGTAGAGATCGATGGGGTTGGGTATTATGTTAAGCAGAAGGACATAGAGAAGTTGTATGTATTAAGTTTAAATGAGTGAGTTGAGAGGATGAGATGGTGTTTAGAGGCAATGAGGAAGTTATATGATGATAAGATAGCAGAGTTAAGTGGAAAGAAGAAGGAGGAGAAGGATGGAAAGAGTTTGTATGAGACAGACACGAAAATTAAGACAGCAGACTGATGGAAAGCTGATGAGTAGTTTTATAGTTTAAATAAATAGAATGGTTAGAGAATTTACAACACAAAGTGAATTGCTGGAGTTTATATGAAAAAACCCAGAAGACAGGAGTTTATTTTGCAGAATGAGAAGTACATGAGAAATTACATGAACTAAGGGACATTACAGGCTAAGAAATGATGAAATTAAAGAGGAGATAAAGGTATTAAGGAAGGAGAATAAAGAATTAAAGGAGAAGTTAGAGAATTATGAAGATGATAAATTGATGAAGGACATTATGACTTCTATGGATAAAACAAAGACATTAGAAGATAGAATGAGTGCTGGAAGGAGAGATGCAGATATGCAAATAAAGATAGATAAGGCACGTTCTGAATGAATGCAGACTGGACTTTTAAGATGTTATAAGTTTGTACTTAAAAGTTATTACACAGATATGGATAAAGCACCATCGTTTAATGAATTTTGAGAAATGGTAAAGAAAATATGGTTATCCGATGACTTAGACTTGCCATTTTAGTATTATAGAAGACTAAATTAGAGAACATTCTCTAAAATGATGTTGTATTATGAAAAAATGGACTTGAAATTTTTTTTGATATAAATAATTAGTAATTGAAAGACAAAAGGCACTACATTTTTTAAACAAAATGTATTGAGGAATACTCGTAATTTTACTTACGAGTTTTTTTTATGTTAAAAACAAAGGAGAGTATAGAGTTAAAATGGAACAAGAAGTGGGAGATGTTAAAAAAGAGTACACAATTTAGGTATGATGTATTATTAAACAAGTATAGAGCAAAATTAGATGGAGATATAGAGAAAAGAAGGTTAAAGCATGAGAAGAAGATAAATGCATACTTAAATAAGAAGAAAGTTGAGTATCAGAGAAAGATGAAGAATGAGATAAGGGAGATGGAGAACAGACCACCTATTGTTTATAAGAAAAGAGTAAGTCCTGTTAAGAAGCCATTGCAATTTGCTATGGAGTTAGCACAGGAGAATGCAAAATTAAGAGATACTAATGCAGATGGAGTATGAAGATGTATTAGTTGTCATCAAATAAAAGAATGGAAAGAGTTAGCATGATGACACAGATACACTAGAAGATATAGCACAATGTGTTTAATGAAGGAAAACATAAATGCACAATGTCATACCTGTAATTATATAACTTGACCTATGTGAAGTGTTAAAAAGAAAGTAGAAACGAATAATGAGTATGATAAGAGTATATTAGAGAAATATGGAGAGGAAGGACTACAGAAATTAAAGACAGCAGTGTATAATTATTTTCATAACAAAGCAAAGAAATACGACTTATATAAAGAAGTGCCAAAGCTCATTAAAGAGAATGAGGAACTATGGAAGACAAAGAACTTCTATACACCAAGAAGAAAATGGAGAGAGCTATGGGCTGCACATGAAGAAGTTACTTTAAAGAAGTAATTATTTTATCTTAAAATTAAAATATCTAGATCATGGTTAAGCGAGATGATATAACACTAGATGATGATAAATTCGTTAAAGAGCCTAAAGAGAAGACATTAGCGACTAGATGAGTTTGAAACCTAGTGCCTAAGTTTAGGAGAAAGAGTGTAATAGAAGATAGTTTAGACACATTAGAACAAGCATTTAGGCTTGATGCTACTGTAGATGAAGCCTGTGTATTAGCAGGAATAAGTCCTGCTACATATTATAGTTATATGAGTAGACCAGAGAACGAAGAAGCAAAGTTAAGAATGGAACAAGCAAGGAATTGGACAAAGTTAATAGCAAGAGCTGCAGTATCTAACGAAATATGAAAATGAAATGCAAAAGTAGCATTAGAGTTTTTGAAAATGAGAGATAAGAGATATGCAAATAGTGAGATAGTAGATGATGTAGTGGACAATAGTAAGGTTGTCCAATTTATATCAGTAAACACAAACAAAGAATGAGAAAGTACAACAGTCCATGACTGACAGACTGACACAGAGCAAAAATTGTCCTCTGAATGATCTGTGAATATTTGAGAGAACGATGTTGAACCGAAGATGACTTGATGGGACAATGAGAAAGAAATGTTAAAGAGGCTAAACTCGTAGAGTTTCAGCAATGGATAGGGAAGAAGATACCAGCAGAAGATGAAGAATGACTAAGCATGAGTAAACGAGCAGTAGAGAAAAGGAGATATAGAGCAAAGAAGAAGATGGAATATGAAGACTATATTACGAAGTTAAGAAGAATGAGAGATATAAGAAAAAACAAAAAAAATTTTTAATTTGTCCTATTGTGATATATAATGCCGAATATAGAGATAAAACTATCAGATAAGCAAAAAGAGGCTTTTGGATATATGATGGACAATGTACATACAGCAATTGGGTACTGAGGTTGAGCATGAAGCTGAAAAAGTTTCTTATGAGCTATCTGGTTATGGAGAATGTGTAATGAGTATCCATGAGTAAGATATGCACTTGTTAGAGATACTATCAAGAACATTAAGCAGACAACAGTTATCTCATTAGAGAAGTTTTATAACATCTGTCATATCCCACAAGATATGAGATGAAGGTTAAACAACATCTCTAATACGATAACATTTCCTAATGGAAGTACGATATTATTAAGAGAATGATGTTATCTGCCACAAGATCCTTTATATAATAGGTTTGGTTCATTAGAATTAACAGGTGCGTTTGTTGAGGAAAGTGCAGAATGTCCATTGGAATGAATTGAAATATTACAAACTCGTGTATGAAGGTATAAGAATACAGAGTATGGAATATTGGGTAAGGTGTTAGAAACATTTAACCCTAACCCATGACACGTATATGAGAGGTATTATCTAGGTAAACATAAAGATGGAGAACAAGCTATTTATATACCTGCTTTAGTATGGGATAACCCATTTATAGATAAAGGTTATATAGATAACTTAATGAGAGCAAGTCCAGCAGTAAAGAATAGGTTGCTATATGGTAAATGGGACTTCGATGATAATAGTTGGCTACTCTTTAAACAAGGAGATGTAGACAAACTTAAAACTAATGAAAGTCACGGAGATACTTATTATCTGATATGCGATGTTGCTAGGTTTGGTAAAGATACAACAAGAATTAGTTTATGGAAAGGTAATACATGGATAAGAGTTTGGACATATGCTAAAAGTAGTGTAGAAGAAATAAAGATAGCAATTAAGTTGATACAGTCGCAATATGATATAGAGCCAAGAAACATCGTAATAGATGCTGATGGTGTAGGTTGATGAGTTGTAGACTGAATAGAATACTCTACTGGGTTTATAAACAATAGTAAGCCTGTAGAGACAGGGGTAAAGAGCAATTATGCTAATTTAAAAAGTCAATGTGCATTCTTATTACAAGATAAGGTGCAGAAAGGAGAAATTGCTATCAAATGGGAACATTTAACAGCTGATAAGGACTGGGAGATATTAACTCAAGAGATGTTAAACCTATATATAGATGAGAAGTCTATAGATGGTAAGACAAGAATTGAGCCAAAGGAGAAGATGAAGGAGAGAATAGGAAGAAGTCCAGACTTATTAGATACCTTAATAATGAGAATGTATCCATATTTAAGATGGAACGAAACGGAAATAACTTGATATTTAACTTCTATAGAAAGATAAATGGTTAAATTAACTGATGAGTTAGTGCAGAAAATATTATGAGAGTATAAACATGGTTTTGATGCCAATAGGAGTAAGAACTCTCATTTTATGTCTCAAAAAGACATATATTCAACTAAAAGGAATGATGAACTATTAAGAAGTCAGATATTCTGGTCTTGTGCAAGGACTATGCAAGCTACTTGTATAGTAAATGAGCCAGATGTATCTTGGGAAGATGAAAATGTATTATTCCAAATGGAAGCAAGGAATTTTACAGACATGTTCAAGACTGACTATACTAATGAGCATTGGGACTTTGACAGATATATGGGGTTAGAAGATGTATGTAAATATGGTAAAGCAGTATTCTTATTTACATGATATGATAGGAAAAAGAATGTGCCTTTAGTACAGAGAATAGACCCTCGTTTTGTTTATCCATACAATGATGGTAGTTTATTAGTAAACGAATATCCATTTTTTGGGTTCGATAGAGTGATAACAAGACAAGAGTTAGAGAAATTACCAGTATCTGCAAATAAAGAGTTCAAAGAACTAATATTAGGACATTATGACATATATATCAATTGACTGGAAACAGAAGATGCTTTCTTAAGAAGCATTGCTACTTGTTATAACCCAAGTACATGACATTATACTATCCACTATCATTATACCTATATATATGATGAAGAAAGTGGAGAAAACAAATTGTATTTGGTATTGATGTTATCAGACCAGATACTTGATATATATGATGTGCCAGAAACAAACAATATAATACCTGTTGCAGTATATGGTTTTGCATATGATGCAGCAGACTGGCGAGGAATAAGTTTATGTGATATAATAGAAGACTGACACAGAACAGAACAACTATTATTAAACTTATATAAGATAAAGGTTACTCGTGAAGCTATGTGATGAAATATATTCATAGATGAGCAAGTGTTCTTAAACAATATCAACACACTTAAAAACCAAAGCATAAAGAATAGGTGGTATCCAGTAAAAATGAGAGACCTTACAAAACCTATTTCAAGTATGGTATATGAATTACCACAAACACAGATAAGTACAGACTTATATAATAGTTTGTGAATGATAAAGAACAAAGCATTAGCAGAGAGTTTTACAAATGCTACTGCACAATGACTTGGTTTATCTGCTAATTCAGACCCTAATACAGCAACAGCAAGTAAGATACAAAAGATAAATGCTAATATGATAACAAGTTTACAAAATAGTATATTAGCATATGGAACAAAGCAATTTGCTGAATTATATAGGGACTATATGCTATATTATTGGAGAAATAGCAGTAAGAAAGTGATAAGGAGAGTAAATAATGGTTTAAGTGGAACATATAAGAAAGTAACAAAGAAAGATATTCAATGAGACTTCTCAATAATGATAGTAGACCCAATATTAAGAGATATTATCTACCAAGAGAAGAAATGAGCATATTTAGAACAATATAATATGTTGGTATCTGATCCAAAGACACCACCATTCTTATTAAACAACATAAGAAAGGCTATTGCATATTATAATGGACTAGATGAGAGTGAGATAGATAGTGTAACAGAGTTAGATATGGAAGAATACCAATGTAAAATGGATGTCTTACTTCTTAACCAAGACATATATATCTACATTCCACAGAATGCTAATATTCAAATGAGGTTATGGTATTATAACAGAGCAGAAGATACAGATGCTAAACAAAGGGCTATCCAAGCATTACAATATATGGTACAGCAAGGTTTAGGAACAGAGCAAATGAATATGGCAGCACAGCCAAAGGTAACAGACTTCAAAATGGCTTGAGAGAATAACGACCCACTAACTAATATCAATTATGATAGTGTAAATAACTTAGGTAGTGGAACAGGTTTCTCAGAATGAAGTAGAGCCAATTGGAGTACACAATGAGAAAAGCTACCAGTATCATGAATGCAAAGTTTAGATGTATCTAACTGAATAGGTTAATTTATTTATTAAAATATAAGTATGGCATTTAAAAAATGACAAAAACCACCAAAGAAATGACAAAAAATGTCTGAAATTGAGGTTAAAAATGAGGAAAATGTAGGTACTACCGTTGTGGAAAATGAAATAAACAACGAGATAGAGAACGAGCTGACAAATATTCAGCACGAAGCAGAAAATGAACAAACTGGAAACAAGAAAAAAGTAAAAAATGATGTAGTATGAACAGTTTGATGAACAAGTGTTCATATGCAACCAAGATGAATAAGGTTTCAGAAATTCGATGCACCAGTTCCTATGTTTATGATACAAGATGAGGAATTAAGAAGCTATTTAGTAACAAAAGGTTTCTGAACTAATGTATATCAGAAAGACAAGGAATGGTTAGAGAGCCATTGAGCAGATATGGAAATGATAGAAAGGCTAAAGAGATATGTAACATGATGCTAATTTATATCTAATAAATAGTTATGCAACGACAAGTAATGAAAGACCTAAACGACATGATAAAGGCAGAGCCTAAGAAAAGTGAGCCAGACTTAGAAGGTCTAAAAAGAAGCATGACAAAGAGAAGAAAAGCAGAGAGGTTTAGAGAAATGATATATCAATATCTAAGGAAGTATGAAAAACCTATCTGAATGTTATCAAAGGAAGACATTGCAATAATGACAGAGTGAATGAATACCTTAGATGTAAGTATGTTTATGGATGAGGTAAAGAAATGTCTAGAAGTTAATTGGTGAAAGCCAATTAAACGAGTGATACAGAACAAGAAGTCTATTTTGTTCCAAAACTAGAGTTAGTCACAAAAGTATTTTATTTAATAACTAATATCAATGGCTTTAGAGGAAGAATTGATGGAAAAGGAAGAAAATGTTGAGGTAGAAGTTAAGGAAAAGAATTATAACGACCTTACAGATGAAGAAGTAGAGGCTGTAAAGGAATTGAAAGCATCAGCTTGATGGGAAGTACTAAAGAAATGCATAGAGAAAAGAAAGGATGCAGAAGAAAAAAGTATCTTACACCAAATAGAAGATGGTTTCATAAACCCATCATCTCAAGGTTTCACAGTGTTTAATGTACTATGAGGGTTTATACAATGAATGTGAATGACAGAGAGAATGGTTGATGTTATCACACAAGACCCAGAAGAAGTAAGGAAAGCACAAGAAGCTATGGAGAAAGCAGAAGCAATTATGCGTGGGGAAAAAGTTGAATGAATTGAGTAGCAGAGCTAACAATTCATTAGAATGAGTAGACTAATACTCTCAAATAGTCAAAGACCGAAGTTGCAAGTCTATAAACTAAACAATTGTAGTCCAGTCGATGACTTAAAACTCAATTCGTGTTCGTAGAATAGCACGACTTTATATTCTATATATATTACCATGACAGACATGGAAGAACTTGATAACACTGAACAAGAGCAGAAAAAGTCTGGGTATGCTGCATTGAGAGAGAAGCATGCTGAAGAAGTAAATGCTCTTAAAGCAGAAATTGAAGAATTGAAAGCTGGAAGAATGGCTGACAAAAAACTTTATTTTGAAAACACAATGAGAAATAGAGGTTATGAATGAAACTTTGGAGAATTTGCTGACAAATACTCTAGTCTAGACATAAACGATATGGTTTCATTGTATGAATGACAGAATTGAAAAGTTGTAAAGTCTGAACCAGTTCAGACAGAAACAAATTCAGAGGTTTGAGCTAAAAGTGTTATCGCATGAGCCAACCCAACAACAGAGGTAAATGCGAAGAAACTAAGCGAAATGACACCACAAGAAATTATTGCTTATGCAAAAACACAACCTCGATATAAGTAAGTTGTTTACTTTAGTTGGAGTGGCTGACATTTTATATTTAAACATTTTAGAAAAATGGCAATTACTCAAACTTGAACAGCTGCAGACGCTTTGTGAGCAATAGCTGTAAACGCTATAGATAATGCAAGTAACTCACAGTCTGTATTAGTAACTTTACTTAGAAATTCATTCTTAAAGAATGGAGAACCATCTACTGTATTTATGAGGTTTGGACAACCTGCAGTATCACAAGACTGATACAAGTCAGTTACCCGACCAAGACTTAACCCTATGAAAACTACATTGTCTCAAGCAATGATAGCTCATGAAGGTAATACTCCTGACCCACATGACAACACTATTACAACAATAGTTGCTGAACCTGTACAATTAGGAGACTGGACAATGATAACAGACTTATTGAATATGGAAACATTATTACCTATTATCGCTGCACAAGGAGAAGAAATGGGAAATAATGCATGAAGAATTATCGATGAATATATTCAGTCTGTATTAGAAAGTGATGCTTCTATTGGAGAAATTTTAGCTGGAACAGCTGCAACAAGAGATGCTTTGACAGCTGCTGATACTATGAACTTTGACCTAGTATTGAAAGCTATAACTTTCTTATCTGCACAAGGACAAACTGGAGAAAAATTCAAGATAGTTATGCATCCAAATACATTTAGAGACTTCTGTGCTAGTTCTTCAACAAATACATGGTTGAACAAACTTATCTACGAAGACTACAAATGAATTAAAGATGGATATGTAACATCTATGGAGAATTTTGACATTTATATTTCAGCTAATGTAAAAGCATTCACTATTACACCTTCTGGATGAACAGCATTTACAGCATACCCAACATATGCTTTCAGAAGTGGTGCATATGGAGTTTCTAGCTTAGACACATTAGAAATGATATATAAACCATACGGAAGTGCAGGAACATCTGATCCATTGAACCAAAGAGCAACTATCTGATGGAAATGTGCTTATGGATGTGCTGTACTTAACCCATTCTTTATTGTAAGAATGCTTTCAAGAGCTTCTACAAATTACGAATGGCAAGTAGCATTATAGTATAAGTCCTAAACTAATGTTTACACAAAGTTTAGTAAGTCCTTAGGACAGTCTACTTATATATCTCTGGTGGGCTTAGGCTCACTGGAGAAAATAAGTAAATTGTATTTATTTCATAAAGACAGTAGATGGCAACAGTACAAACAAGGTTAAATAATTGGGCATTAGAAGAATTGAGGTGAGCAACACAGGTGAACAATAATGTATTATTAGCTTGGTATAATAAAGGGTTGCAGATATTCCAAAAGACTATTTTGGAATATGTTTCTGGTATGCAAAATGTTTCATCTATATTTAAAGATATAGATAAAGATGTAGCAGACTATACTTTACCTATGTGAGATGCTTGAATACCAGACTTTTATAGTATTATACAATTAAGAGTAGCTTATAAAGTAGGAAAGAATTGAGAGCCATTGTATAGAGTATGTAGTCCTATCAATTTATCAGACTACAACATTAGACCTACTAATAATGTATATGATGCAAACAATAATTTAATTGAACAATGAGGAAGACAAAAAGGAAGTCCTATTGTATGGTGAAAAATATCTGAATACAGACCTAGATATATGTTTACTGGTAAGAACTCTATCAAGATATTCCCAACACCTACTGAAGATGTAGAGAACTGACTATCATTAAACTACAATTTCATAGAACAGCCAGTAAGCCTAAGTACAGATGAAAGTACATTGAATTTACCACGATATTTCTTTGATGCAATAGAAGACTATCTAACATTTAGGCTCTATCAAGCAGAGAACCCAGAGATGGCACAACGATATTATCAACAATTTGAACAGACATTAAATGATAATATCTATGGACTAAATAAAGATAAAAGACCAATTGAAGAAGGTTTTGCAAACACAACATATTTTAGTCATTATTAAGATAATAAATGGCAGTATGAGAAAAGAGAACAAATTGAGTAATAAGCCAAGTAAGTTGGACAGACTGAACAGCACAAGATGTTTATTATGGTTTAGAGCATAGTTTTCAGTATTCAGCAAACATAAATACAGATGATGAAATGCACGGTATTAAACTTGCTAATTTACCAGCACATACAAGTAATTATGCACAATGTCAATTAGTTAGTCTATGAAATAATGGAGTTATTGCTTTACCTGCAACAACAACAGCAGACCCTCAAAGGTTTGAGTATAATGGTAGTAGTTGGAGTTCTAAAAACTCAAATGCTTGACCATCTACAAGAGATAGTGGTATTAAAACTTGTCCTTGAGTAGTATTTCAAGACTACTTTTGGTATTGAACATCAAGTAGTGAAACTTGAAACTCTTGAATAGTAAAAGTAGACCCTAAAAGTACTGCATCTGGTTGAAACCCAACATATTATAGACCACAAGACCATGCAGATAGTACAGATGAAAGTATTTCTACACCAACTACTTGACCATTAGCACCATTAGTATGAAGGGTAACAGCAATACTTAATTATAATAACACAAGGTTAGTAGTTGCTTGTTGAACAGATATTCGAGTATATTATCCAGAATTAGACCAATGACCAGAACAATGAGAACAAGTATGTGGTAGAACATGATGGAAGAAAGTATTAAGTTATAGAGAGTGAATAACTATTGTATGACTTACTTGTACATTTGAATATCTGAAAGTATGGGCTGTAGATGAAGGGCGAAGTACAAAAGTTTATTATTATCAATGAAATAATAATTTAAGAGATACATTTGTTTATAATGTAATAGACCTTACTTGAGAAAAAGTATTGAGAGTATATTCTATCAACTCAATAGACTATTTTATAACAAGTATAGACTGAACAGATGGATATGTAAACCTAAATAAAATGGTATGAAATGTACCAGTGCAATTATTCCATCAAAGAGCAGGTTTAGACCCATTAGATGTAAACTATAAAGCACCATATTTTGTATGACCTGTAGGAATAAATGCAGCATATAAGAGTGGTAGGTTTTACATAGCAGATAGTTATGGAGTATTCCAATTCAAATATACACCACAGAGTTTTGATAAATGATACATGAAATGGATGTTAAGTAGTAGTACAAGAGAAGTATATTGAGTATGTGAAAACAAAGGTTTCTTGTATGTATCAGATGAAGACTGATGTTGGGCTATGAGGTTGTATGATACTTGAGTTGATGGATACCAAAGTAAGTGAGTATTAATTAGTAGAGAATATGAGTGAAAGGAGTGAGGAACACTAACTAAAATGCTTGATGAAGTAAGACTAAATTTCGAATTAAACCCAAATACAAATAATGTTTGAACGATAAATATATATGTAAGTCCAAATAACTTATGGAAAAGCACATCATCATTTACTGAAAGTAATGGTTGGTATCATGTAATGAGTATTACAAGTGATAGTAAATGAACAAGAACAGAGAAGTCTAATTTATTAAACGATATGTGAAATAGCAGTAAGTCTAGTTTTGCTAATATGTGAGACTGGCAGACAATAACATATGCTATAGTAATGTGACAGAGTTCATCTATACATGCTACACCTATAGTAAGACAAATAGACTTAAGGTATCATGTAAAAGATAAAGTAAATAATGTTTATGATATAAACTAATAATATGCAACGACAACAATATGATGGAGAGCATGAATACTTAGTATCACCAGAGAGTGTTGGTGACTATCCTATTACAGATAACGAAACACATAGTACATATGATCAGTTCATACAATTAAGGGATACACTAATATTTAGTGGAAAGTATTATAATGATAAACCTTGAGCAAAATTAATTGTATGAGCAAGTAAAGAAACGATAGAGGTAATATGGAAGAATAGATGGAAATTCACATTTGAGCCTTGATATGCTAGTGATGTAGAGAATAAGATAGTAAAGGAGATGGAATGACCATATGTAACTTGGTTATGAGCAGATGCACAATATAGTCAGTTATATCAAGCATTTTGACCGTTATCGTGTATAATAAACCAAGATGGAAGATATAGGATAACACATAAACAAGAGATAGATATAACAGACACAAATATAGATACTGTGTGTTGTTATGTAGACTTGTATAGAAAAGATAGTCAATGAACATATCAGATACTAATAAAATGATGAATAGCAGTGTCATGGTGGAAAGCAAGTGGAACATTAAGTGAAACAACAAGTTGAACAGACCCTAACTGAAGTTGTACAGTATCATTCACATTATGAAAGATATTCCAGAAAATGCCTACATGGTGATATGTAGAGAGAGACTTACAGAAATGAGATATACTTGTAATGAGAATGAGAGACCAAGAGCCAGACCCTACGACATGAGAGCCAAGAGGGAATGAATTAACATTACAACCATATTCAAACACAATAAGTGTAGAATATATCGACTTACCTTTAACTAATAACTAATTATTAAATGGCAGTAACACAAGAGCAAATTGAGAAGTGAAGACAGCTAAACGAACAATACAAGGCTGGTGAAATATCAGCAGATGAAGCAAGAGGGCAAATGGCAGACAGCCTTTACCAGTTTGACCCAAACAAATTGCAGAATGCTGATGTAAATGTTAGTAAGTATTGAGATGACCATACAGAGCAAAATTATAATAACTCTGAATTATGGTGATGAGAAAACCAGAAGTATACTGGAGAGAACACAAAGAATAGTTATACAGCATACGATCCAAATGCAACTACTGAATGACTAAACCCTAATTATCAGTATTGAAAGAATGCACAAATGGCTAATAGTGAACAAGCTAATTATATAGCAAATAGGAACGACCAAATTGCTAGTGCATTGTATAATGAATGAAAGACATCGATAGAAGATGTTGCTAATTTTTTGAGAACACAAAGAGGTTTTGATAACAGTACAGAGAATGAAAGACAAAATACTATCTATTCAGTATGGAAAAGGCTAGGTCAGATAGCACAAGAAAATTGAAATAAAGACACAGAAAATTCTAACTGACCAACAGACCAGAACAACGACCAAGCATTACAGAATATGCAAGATGACTTAATGAAAGATACAAGTGGAAAGTTATATGGAAAGGTTACAGCAGATAAAACAGAATATGGTAATGCAATAAACACAGTAGCAGACCCATACAATGTAGATAGAATGATGGCAGAAAGCAGAGTTGCTAATGTTAAGAAATTACAGACTATGGATAGTCAGAGTATAGCAGCAAGTATAATTTCATGAACAACTCCATATGGAGAACAAGCAATGAGAGACCTTATGCAGTATAACCCACAGAAATATGAAGAAATACAACAGTCTATCAAACAATTAAAATGACAAAAGACTATAAATAGTATTACAAGTGGAGAATGAGATGTAGATACAGTAATAAATACAACTGATAGTGATATTGCTGAATTTGCAGATAGTAATAGTAACAGTATGACATCTGCATGACAGATACTAAAAGATGTAAAAAGCACATTAGAAAGTAATATGAATGCTAGTTCAGCACAAGAGCAAATGTCTATGATAGAGTGAGACATGGCTAGACTACAAAATAGGCTTAAAAACCTAAACAAAGAAGCTAGTAAAGTATTTAAGTGAGATGTACCACAATATATAGTAAATGCATATGTAGCAAATAGGACAGCAGAGATAAATGATGAATTGAGTATATTGGAGAATAGATATAATGCTGCATATAATAGATACAAAACAGAATTAGCAAATACACAACGACAAGCAGAATATCAACTCAAATTGCAACAATTACAGATACAACAAGAACAGTCAGCAGTAAACAATTGGGCTACACAACAATGAATAATGATAGACTGGGCTAAAGTTAATGGTACTTCTACAAATTTAACACAAGAACAGATAACACAAACATTTAATAATTTTGTAGAAACATATACAGAATGAAGTACTGGAGGTCAATGTGGTGCTTTTGTAAAGAAATATTTAAGTCAATTATGAATAAATTTACCAAATATCTCTAGTTTAGATAGTAAAAAAGCATTGATAGATAGTAGTATCACAGAGCCAACAGAGTGAGATATAGTAATTATGAGTAGTCCTACACATCCAGAAAACTGACATATGGCAATAGTTTCAAGTATAGATGATGACTGAACAATACACTTATTGGAGAGTAATTGGAACGATGACCAGAAAGTACATACAACAAGAACATTAAAGCCATGAGATAGTAGAATATTTGGATATTACAGACCACAAGCTAGTAGTAATGCTAACCCAGTAGATAGTTTTGTTAGAAAAGACTGAACAACTATAGAAACAAAAGATACAAGGTTTAACCAATTATCTTCTGATGAGCAAAAAGTAGTAGAATGACTAATAAACAAACAAATAAACCCAGCAACATTAACTACAAGATATGGTGAACAAAAATGAAGTTTGCTAAAGTCTATTGCAGCTGAAATAGACCCAAATTATACAGATGGTGCATATTCTACTGCATTAAAAACAAGAAACGACTGGAGTACATCTTCATCTAAATGAAGTAATTCAAGGAACTGAACAGCCGTTGCAACAGCTATGGAACTATATAATATGGCAGATGTAATTTGAAATACTAAGTTTAAAGACCGAAATGGGCTTGTTAATTTCTTTAAATGAAGGGTTTCTGATGAAAAATACATAGAAATGATAGCAAACCTTAATACTTTGGCTTTTGAATATGCTTGAGCATTGAAATGATGAGCATCACCTACAGAACAAGATGTAAAAGATGCTAAAGAATATATCACAGCTAATTTATGAAAGAAAGCCACAAAGACAACTGCAAAAACTTTGGCAAGAATGCTATATAATAAGAATGTAAATGAGGCACAAAACTATTTCACATATACATATGAAAAAGCCCCATCTATATGGGATAATAATGTAGAGCAATGGATGATAAATACAGTATGACTACCATTATCAGATAACTATACTCTAAAGTCTACAACTATTACATTGCCAGATATACCAGTTGATGATAATGTATACTAATTTATTTTTGTAATATATTGCAAATGAATGATACAGTAAAACAAATGTTTCGATGAAACACAATAACAGAAAGACTAAAAGCCTTTAATGAGTTTAAGGAACAAACTAAACAAAGTACATTTAACCAGAACATAAACAATAGTTTTTCTTGACTTGAAAAACTATATAATGTATCACAAACAGCAACAGACCCCACTGTGAGACAAGAAGCAAGTGATGGAGTAAGGAAATGAGAAATAGCAATGCAAGTAAGAAATTATGTCTCAACACAATGAAAAGACCGAAGTAGTTGGACAGACCCACAAGTTATAAATACTATGGCAGCTGCAGACCCAAAATTTAAACAAGCATATTTAGAATTTAAGAACGATCCTAATAATACAGATAGTACAGGTTTTGCTATAAATATGTGATGGATACAACCAGAAACAGAAGAAGAATATAATTCTGATACTTTATCTCAATTATGAGTTGCTTGAGCATACTGACTATGAGTTGCTTGAGCATGATGGGCTTGAGCAGAGGTAATAGATAGAACATTAAAACCTTATGACTGGTCTTTCAGTGTGAAAGAGAATGAGGCAAAAAGCATACAAAGAGATAATGCAGATAAAATAAAAATGAGTAAATATAGTGCTATACAAGAAGAAGCTATTAAAGAATTAAAAGCAGCAGAAAAAGCATGAGACCAAGCAGCAATTGATGCTGCTAATAAGAAACTAAGGGCAGCTATAGAATGATATGATAATGCTTTTGAAAGTTCTAAAACACCTACAAGAAAAACAATAGATACAGCTGAAGAATATAATTTGTGGTGAACAAGTAAGGCTAATATATGAGATAAGGCAAAAGCAAAATGAGAGTTACTTTTTGAAACAGAAATAGTACCAGCATTAAAAAATTCTAAACAAACAGTGAATATCCAAGAATTGATAAATAGTATAGATGTAGAAGACTTGGCTAAATGAGATCCAGATAAGTTGAGTGCTTATTCTGATGCACTGGAAGACTTAAAAAATAGTTATTCAGACCCTAAATATGCAGAATATTCAATGATGGATACTCAAACATTAAAGAGTGGAATACAAGGTAGAACTCCACAAAAATTCTATAAATGAAAGGAAATAACAAACGAACTACAAGAGTTAAAATGAATATTAGGTAGTAAAATAAAAAACGAACTACATAGCAAATTATCTGCAGAAATGTGAGAGAATACTGCTAAAATGTATTTAGACTATGCTAATTTAATGGATATAGCTAATGCTGGAGTGAAAGATAGAGCGCAAAGTCTATCTAAACAAGGGTTTTGAGGTTTTCAGAATTGGTTAAAAGATAAACTTTTGACACCAGTATCTTCATGACCTTGACTACTAATAAGAAAATATAGAAAATTCTTTGAAAATATACCATCAAAAATAGGTGAGGCTTGAAAAGAATTATTAAGTAAAATAAAGAGTAACCCTAAAGCTATTGTTGGTAAATGAGTAAAAGGACTACTTGACCCAGCAGCATTGATAATGCCAGACATGAGAGAAATAACAGAAGATGTAAAAAACGAAATGAAATTATCATTTATTAAAGATAGGTTGAGCTGAAAGTGAATGTTTAAATGAAAGTCAGAAGAAGAAATGGAAGAATTACTACCAATACAGTCTATATGAGAGATACTAAATAATGAAGAATTTGTGCAATATCTCTACAATAAATGAATAGATATAGAAGAACTAAAAAAACAATTGACAAATGTGTCTGAATAAATATAATAAGTAGGTAACCTTTTTACCTACTTATTTTGTAATGATGAAAACTTTTTTAACTAATTTATGAGCAACACTTTTACTCTGTGCAATGTTAATTTGATATTACTTTTTATCTATGTTTATATTGTGATATATCATAGACTACAAAGTGTTGTTTATTATCATATTGATCATATTGGTAATAATATGACTTTGGTTATGAATGTTAATTTTAATATATTTATTATGACTTTTTAGTCCTATATGATATTTGATAGACTGTATAATGATATGACCAAAGAAACTATCAGAAATGTATTATACTATATGAGAAGAAAAACTAAAAGAGTTGTATGATGAAGCCAAAAAGAAAGAAGACTTTTAGACTAAACGAGAAAAAAACCTATTTCTAGGGGGCTTATCCATGATATGGTCTTTCTTAGGATAATTTAATTTCTCAAGGTTGACTGTATTATACTCTAAAAATACAAAAGCAAATAGTCTTGACTTTAAGAGGGTGTTGTATATAATTATAGCACCCTTTTATCTACTTATTAAAAAAGCGATGATACGAACATTTTTATGAGTGTCAGGAATATTTTTATTAAAAACACTGGGGTTAATAGTTGTAATATTTGTGCTTTGATGGATATTTTTTGATGGCTTTCCTGAATAACAATTCCAATTCATTATAACATAAAAAACCCACAGTAATGTGGGCTTTTTTAATTATCACATATTTAGTAAAACAGAGTTCATTAGGTTTTGTTTATATTTTTGTTTCTTTTCTTTTTTTATTTCAGTTTTACTTTTAATACTATCGATATTATCTTCATATATAACTGCATTATTCAGATATTTAACAGCTTCTTTTAATGATATAAATTTAACATACTTACCATCTTCAAACTTTTCTACCATTTTAATTTTGATAAAGTTAAAACCATTCTCATCTTGTTCTAATACTGCATTTTTAATTTTATATGCTATCATAGTGTATATATTAAATAGTTAAAAAACTAAATGGTTGTCGTAAGACAACACTCGGAAAAAATTTTTAATTTTTTCGAGTAAGAAATTTCTTTGAAATTTCTTTGTGTGTTTCTTTATATATATTTCTTTATGAGTGTCATATTGACTATACCCCCTAGTGTCATATTGACTATACCCTATACTCATATTGAGTATACTAGTGTCCCATATTGATACTAGTGTCATAATGACACTATGTCATATTGACACACTAAAACTTTTTATATTCATTACAATTAGGGTATCTGTCACAACATATTATCTGATATGTATTTGGTTGATGGTAAGTCCTTTTAATATAAACAAACTCCTCTCTTTCTAATACATCAATAATTCTTGCTACTTGACTACGACTAATTCAAAGCATTATAGATAATGTTCATAACCCAATTGTTATTTTGTGTCACTCAAATTTCTGGCAACTAGTCCATAAATATCAATAAACTACAGCTGTAGATAGTCAGAACACCCTAGCCATTTTAGGGTTGTACGTTACAAAAAATGTGTCATTCATTTTCTAATAAATAAAAAAAGTAAAAGTAGGTAGTGGATAAAACAAAAAGCCTATCGACCCCTTAATTTCGATAGACTTTCTGCTTCCACTATTTCAGTACTTTTACTTTCTAACATTAGTCTAATGATACTAAGGGGAATATCAATAGTTTTTTGCAATTGTAGTATACTCACACTATGGACATTTACAAAAATAAAAAATGTACTTTTTTTTCTTTTTTTCAAAATTGTCCTATCTATGAATATAAGTGGGTATTTATAAGTAAACACACCTATGCAAGTAAAGAAAGTATATATGGACTTACAGGAATGAGTTAAAAAATGAAATGTTTGGAAATTAGAATGTGATGCTTTTAAAAAACCTATTGAACTTGAACTTACATTAGATGACACAGAAATTCAGATGTTTAACTCTCATATAGATGACATATACAAAGTTATAGATAGAAAAGATGGAGAAATTAAAGAGCTAAAAGCACAAATTGAGAAACTAAAAGAAAAGCAAGACCATCTATTAGAGTGATACATGAATGCTATGAACCATATTACTGAACTTGCAGACCAAAATGGAGAACAGAACGACTTAATAAAAGAACTAACAAAAACGATATGAAATGAAAACAACACAATTGAAAGTATGAGTGGTACAATTCTCCACACAGCAAAGAAACTTAACGAAATTGAACAAAAGATAACGAAACAACCTGGTGTTTTCAATGATAAAAGTTTCGTATCTTGATATGAATGAGTTGTATTAGATAGTTTAGATATACCAGATGGAGAATATTTAGTAATAAGTAAATTTGTAGTATGAGAGCATAACGAATATGTAGAAAATAAAGATGAAATATTATTTGATAAGGTGCATATAAATGGAGGGTATGATATTTGGTATCAATTAGAGTGAAATTGAACTGAATTAGATACTCCAACAGCAACAATATACTACAATTTAGTATTTATACCCTGTTAATTGTTAGAATGTATGTTTATGTAAGTAATAAGTGAAATATCATATTAAAGACAATGAATAGGAAAATATGAATACAGAATAAGTATAGGGAATACATAGTAAATTATCAATTATCAGACAACCTAATATTTGAGTGATGACAAGTAATTAAATATGAAAATTCACAGCAGTATATAGAAGATACTAATAGATACCATCTAACAAAAGAATTAGATAGAGTAAAGAGAGAAAATAAAGATATGGAGATCGTATTAAACAAAAAGATAAAATGAGAGATAAAAAAAGCAAGAGTTGATGAAATTACAGAATATGATAAAAAACTTTATATATTAAAAAATAAGAGATGATAAAGACTGTAATTATGACTGGAAGTTGGCAAGAATTACCAGTAGATATATGAACAGAGATAGAAAAATTGTCTGATAGGTATACACCAAACGACCAGATAACAGATAGTTTTGGTGCATTATATGATAGTTTAGCAATAACTGCTAGTGAAGATAATGTGTGAAGTATATTAGTATCAGACTACACAGCAAGTAACCAAGAAACATCTGGAAATGTAGTAGACTATATAGAATTAGCACCAAAAGCAGAGATGGTATTACCACGAAATAGGCAATTACAAGCACTAAACAGACCAATGGTTATGTGACAAAGTGGAGACATCTTAAAGATAGTTGCTAGATAATTTAATTATTAACTTAATTATCAATGAGTGTAAGACTAACACCATGAACAAACCCATATCAAAGTGGAATAGGAACAGAGATAACAGATACAAAAGAGATAAATGTAGTATTAAGAGATACTAACAACCTTATTCAATTAACACAAAATAATGAGTTATATACAGACTTACAATTAGCTAATTGACTAAAAACTACAGATACGATACCAGTATGAGTAACAACAGGTAGAGTATTATCGTGAGATGGTCGACCTGTAACCTGAACTTTAGTATGTAGTAAGACAACAAGTTGAGATATAACAATGTATTTGTATTGAGATAACTGAACTATTTATGTAAATAACTGAGGTAATACATGGAAAATATTACAGCAGCAATTAACAGCATGAAATTGAATTAGTATCGTAAATAACACTGTAACTAACACAGGAGTAACATCTGTAAATGGTCAGATTTGAGATGTGAACACAAACCCAATTTGCATTATTCAAGTCAGTTCTGACTGATATACTACAACATGAACAATAACACAAGGGGAATATGTAGATGGTGCTATAGTAATATTGACAGGTAGTGGTAGGGTTACTCAAACTTGACTAGAAATTACTATTGATGGAGAAACTCACAATTTGGGAATTCTTCCTCGAGAATGACAAAATTGAGAGAGCTTTTCTATAAACTGAATGGTTACTTGAATGTTAAAAACATTAGTGATAGGTTGAGTGAGCAGTGAGATGTTTTTCCATTGGAGAGGATGAGAATTTAATACACCAGCTTAATTTAATTAATTAAAATACACCAATGACAGTAAGACTAAAAGAGTGAGAAAAACCTTATACAGCAGGAGACTGAATAGGTATAAGTACAGATAAAGTTATAAGTGTATTACTTAGAGAAGAAAATAATTTGATACACTTAAACAATAATAATGAGATATATACAGACCTACAGATAGCAAATAATATACAACCTACTGATAATTTTGAAGTATGAGTAACAACTGGTAGAGTATTAGAAAGTAATGGACGACCTCATACATGAACATTATTACATTATGAAACAACAAGTGGAGACTACTGTCAGTGGTTGTATGGAACAGATACTAATATGTATTTTGACTGATGAGATGGAAATTGGAGGCAAGTATATTATTCAGACCAAGCTAATGAGATATTTATTAGATGGTTAGACTTTTATTGGCAGACAAAAACAGGAGCTACAATAACATTAGACTTATCTAGTGAGATAACACCAACAAGTGACTTTGTAGTAAATGCACCAACAAATGTTAAAGAATGACAAGTATATATACTAAGAGTAAACAATGGTAGTACAGTATATGCTATGACATTAGGAAGTGGTATTATCAATACACAAGGTACAAACATAAACTTAACAGCAGAAGCTACAGATATGTTTGTATTTTTAGCAATAAAATTAGGAGGTAATATAGTATTAGAATTGCAAAAAGAAATGCCACAATGATGATGAGAGTGATGAACAAAGTTATTCTTTATGAAATCTGATTTTAGTGATATAGCTACAGTATGAGCAGATATAGCTACATGGTTAAATGAATGAGAAACATTAGATGTATCAACATTTAAGGATGCAACTATAATGGTATGAGTTGATGCTTATGATAGGATACATGAATATGTAGAGAATAGTTGACAGTATAGAATATCATTTATAATGAGAGCACCAACATGAGCTACTCATGCAGATTGAACATCAAGTTCTAAATTTAAACTACTTAGGTTTGTGTTTAGTTATAATAATGGTACATGGACTTATGTAAGTAGTGATACAACACAAGTAGCACAGATAGTAAATAATTATTTAAGAACAGATTATGATTATCCAACACCATATGAACCAGAATATGACTGAAGTCCTATAACTTTATATTATTTTGATGAGAATGCTGTGAAGTATGAAAATTTTGAAACATCTACTGCAGTATGAGCGACATTAACAATATCACACTTTACTACACAGATAACACCTAGTGCTAATTTTACTTTAGTGGCAGGAACTGTAAAGGAATGAATGCAATATATAGTAAGAGTAAATAGTTGAGCAACAGCTTATACAATGAGTTTAGGAACATGAGTAACTAATCCATTTACAGAAGACTTAACACTTACTGCAAATAAAACTACAACAATAGTATTACTAGCTACAAGCAGTAGTACCTTAGAAATATTTAGTATTAGAACAGCAGAATAATGAGAGCCTTATTAATGACAGCTAAAAAGAAAGGAGGTTGGCAACCATGAGCTAATACCAAAGCTTATTATAATATTAATGATAATGATACAAGTTCTACAATATATGATTTAAGTTGAAATTGAATAGACCAGACATGGTATTGAACACCAATATATGATACTGATGCTACATTTGGTAGAGTTGCAGTATTTAATGGTAGTTCATATTGTCAAGCATGAAGTAAAATAGATTTATGAAATGAATGTACATGGATAGCTATTGCTAAAACAACAACAAATTCTGGTAATGCAATAGTTATTCAAAATCCTGCAAGATGAGTTCGACCTAATTGATTAGTATTTAATAATACAGATTGACGAAATGGTTGTTTCTTTTCTTGAACATCAACGCCTGATATGGCTGCTGTATCTTCTCTTGTAATAAATACTTGGCACATGATAGTATGAACTAGAGATAGTAATTGATTAATGAAAATATATATAGATTGAGTTTTTAATAACTCAGCACAATCTAATTGAACTCCATCTTATACTTCGTGAGAAAATTTACAAATATGAAGACGAAGGAAAGGGGATACTAAATATTTAAATTGAGTATTTAAACTATTTATATGAGAAGACAGATGTCGAACATCACAAGAAATATTAGACTACTACAACCAAATAAAAGCTAATTACTGAATACAAAGTCTAAGTAATACTCTAACCATAACACCAAACATAACACCAACTATAACACCAAATACACCAAATAATAATTGAAGTTGAAGTGTTTTATCTATATAACTAAACAAATAATGGCAATATGAAGAATAGCACTATGTAGTGTAAAATGAATAATAATACAGAGAGAGATAGAAAAAGAAGTAACAGGAAACTGATACATAGACCTTACTTCAGCAGTAGTTAATAAACTATTAGAATTAAAAGCCTACTGATGATGTGAACAAGCTAGTACGCCTACGCCTACTACTCCTGTAGATATAGTATGTAATAATGGTGTTTTGAAAGTAAGAAAAGAAAGCTGATTACCTTTCAGATATAAGAAAGTAGAATACATTACAGCTAGTTCAACTCAGTGGTTGAATACTTGAGTAAAATTAGCTTCAACAGATATTGTAGAAGCAGAATATAAGAATAGTTCTACAACCTGATATTGAGCATTGTATTGAGTATTTGCAATGTGACAGAGTTCAGCCTTTTATGCCAATTGAACATATTACTGATACGATGTATCTAATAATAAAGTAGATACTTGAGTTGATGTAGATACAGCACGACATACATTAAGACACGACTTTGTGAATTGAATAATTACATTAGATGGGGCGAATACAACATTCACACCATTTACATTTGATAATTCAAAATACAACTATCTATTCAGCAGATATTACAATAATTCATACTGATATTGATTTAAGTGAAGTTGTAGAAAATACAGAATATATAGATGATGAGAGCTTATATGTAATTTAGTACCTGTAATAGATACACAAAATAATAATGAGCCTTGAATGTATGACTTAGTGAGTGGAGAATTTAAGTGAAATGTATGAAGCTGAAACTTTACAGCTTGAGCAGAAGCACAAGATGATGTAGAAGTATATGTAGATGGACAAAAAGAGAAAGTATGATATATTGGTTGGGCAACTACTACTTGTGAAGACTTATTATGAGTATGAACATATAAAGATGAACAAGAGATATTGAGTGGAGATGTGATAGTAAAATGTGGAGTAGTAGTATTAGACTGAACGGAAAATTGGGAAATACCAAGTTGAGCTACTTATTTCAGACTTGATGGAATGTTTACTGATGCTATACCATATTCAGCAGATAACCCAGCAAT